CTGTAAACGTATCCCCCGAATCACCTAATGTGAAATCCGTACCTGTAGCGGGGCTTATCTTGTTTGCTTTAATTTCGCTAGCCATCAATTAACTCCCATGATTGCGTTTCTTCATTCCAAATGTATTCATTGCTATCAGCGGGATAAGGAACTGGTGATTCCCAATTGCAAGTTTCTTCGTTTAAAACCCAACTTGCGAAAGGCTTAGGTTGGATGAATGCGTCAAGATCTTTATCGTAGATAAATCCAATACCTGCGTAGTTTTTTCGTAGCGCTACACCTCCGTCTGGTTCGTTACTGTTTGGATCGTAGTGAACACCTCCTCTAGTGTTATATGAGGTCTGTATCCATTCGCCGGGAGATGAATCGACAAAGGTGTTAAAGAACTCTGGTTCGGCAACGATGACCTGAGTCACAGTACCGTCTTGTACTTTTGCAAAATGTGTCATTGTTATTCCTTATGGAGTTAAATATCTAATGATTACAATTCCAGAACCGCCAGACGCTCCACTTGCGTTAGCGCCATTGCCTGTGTTTGCCGTGCCGCTTGAGCCTTGACCTCCGCCTAGATTTGCATGCCCATTTCCACCACTCGCATAAGTGATGCTTGATCCTGTAATTGCAGAAGAAACTCCAGAACCTCCTATTCCAGTTCCTGTAGAGTTTGTTCCAGTTCCTCCTACGGCTCCTGCGCCACCACCACCACCGCCATATGAGGTGGTATATACACCTTTGTAAAAACCACCACCGCCTGCATAACCTTGCCCAGCAGTCCCAGCGCCAAAGTTATATCCAGAATAGCCGCCACCTGCACCTGATCCACCGGGGCTGTTTCCTGTTGTATAAGACTGTCCTCCACCACCGCCTATAGCCGTATAACCAAAAGCGGTTGTGTTTCCTCCATTGTTTGCAATGTTATTAGCGGTTGAACCTCCTGCGCCAATAACAATAGAGTAAGAACCAGTAGAAACATAGTAAGAACTAATAGCACTTATTCCGCCACCAGAGTTTTCTCCAGAAACTGAAGATATATAACCTCCCGCCCCACCGCCTCCAGAATAGACTGCACCACCAGACGAATTTCGAGCGCTTCCTCCACCTCCCGCAACAATAATGAATTCAACGTCTCCTGTTCCCGCAGTAATTTGAAATGTTCCAGAGGAGGTAAATGTGTGAATCGTATAATTATCAGAAGTTGTAATTGTTCCTCCAGTAGCAATAATAGGCTGTGAGGCTGCTACTGCCCAACCCGCACTTACACGAACATACAATTTATCGTCCGTAGTGTTGTAATACATATCTCCCATTGAAGGAGAACTAGGCGCACTAGAGGCAGTCGGTAATCCAACTGAAGTGCCGCCAAGACTTATTTTTGTTGCACTCTCTGGAGCAAGGTTGTTGACATTAATGGTACTCATACGATCACCCAAGTTGATCCGCTAGGGATTGTTACGGTTGCTCCAGAATCTACAGTTACTGGCCCGGCGCTTAAAGCATTCTCATTTAAAGATATACTATAACTTGTAGTTACGTTTTGTTCATTTTCATAAAACACTTCGTCACCACCTGCACCTGTAGCACCTGCACTTACAACCCCCCAAGATGTATCTGTACCGTCTGTGGTTAGATACTTGCCTGATTGACTTGATACGTTGGGAATAACAGCGGCAGTTGAGGTTGATGGAAAACTGTTTTTAAGAACAGTCTTTAACATCCGAAGGTGGTCATCACCTTCACCTACAGGATCACCGTCTACAGGATTAGTAGATACTAATTGTGTTATCCAACTTGCAGTTTCTAAAGCCATTATGCACTAGCCGCCGTTAATGTTACAGTAACTTCAAGGGTGTCACCAGAAATAACAGATCGTGCAGAACTAAAATCAACAGCACCGTATATTGTGCCTGACGTTCCAGATTTGGTATTATCACTGGTAATAAATGCTCCCGCAATAGTAGCCGTACCATTAATAGAATAACTAGCCTTACTTGCGGTATTGTCAATACTACCTGCCGCCGCTGTACCTAATGTAAGAGTTTGTCTAACGGATTGACTGTAATCAACATTTTCAGTCCAACCTGCGTGAGATGCCATAGTGTCACCCGCCGCTACAGTTCCCGAATTTTTTAATCCTACATACCATGAGGTAATTTGTGTAGCGCCATCAAAAGTACTAGACAGTACATGGTTAAGACCTTCCGTAACTACCAAGTTCTTTTTGGTTACGTCCCATTTTAAATTGCCTTCGGAGTCGAAACATTTTATGTTCCAAATGTTTTTAAGTCCTAAGTTCATATCGCTATCATGTTTCATGTGCAAGCCTCCATTGGCTTTAAAGTTATTAGTTTGGGTAATCAATTTTTGTCCATATACTAGAAGGTTCGTCAACTGGATTCCATAAGAATGAGTCACCGTTAGAGTAAGTCATTGTTATTCCAATTGTAGTTGTTTCTTGATGATTTGTATTATTTATGTAATTATTTTCAATACCATAAGTAGCACTACCTACGGCGGCTAAAACACTGTTGCTAGTTAAACCACCATTAATATTAAACTGAACCGATCCTGATACAGTAAAGCCACCAAAATTACTGTACCCTTGCTGTAATCCATAAGATATAGATTCTGTTACAGTATGTTTAGAGTTTTTACCAGATGTTAGGTTTACACCAAAATTAATGGCTACTATATAATCAACACCAGTTAGTAATACTAATCCAGAATTAACCGTAAATATAGATGTTTCTGTTTTAGCGGGACTATCCCAATCAATACCTATATTAGACCAGTATATAGGTGAACTGGCTTCAGCCCACGTTATAGGGGCTGTCATGGTGTTCCTGTTGCTGTGGTTACCCTAAGAGCGCTACCAGAGTGCCTGTCACGTTCGTCAGCATCCTGTATAGCATTTATAGCCAAATCAAACTGATTCTGCCATAGAGCAGTTCTGCCGTCGTTCATAATAAATGGTTCAGCCTCTAACAGAGAGCCGTACAAGTAAACGTCCGGGGCGTTGGTAATCATCCAGTTAGTTGTCGCAGAGTCTGACAGTGGCTCAAACTTCTCATAGAATAACATTTCTATCTCTTGAACGCTAGAAGGTTTTGGTCCCAGTTGTAACTCATTGGCTATAACGGTGTAGAAGTTAGGCGTTCCTGATCCACTACCTCCCCCATATAACCTGTCATATATTTCAGGAGTCACATACTGCATAGGCGTAACCGGGTCAGTGTTTATCTGTAGATTACGCATCTGCAAAAATCTGGACGGTAGGGCAAGTGATCGTTGACCCGCTACCGTGTCTGCCGTTTGCTTGCTTTCCATAGCCCGTATACGTAGCAACCTGTTAAACCGGGCTTCAGCCAAGGAGATAAACTCAGGTATACGTGAGGTCAGATCGTTACGATCCATCCAGTTAGCCACCGCATCCTTAAGTTCCGCATAGTTAGATATCGACATTCTTTACCCTTTTGTATGGCTTTGGTCGCTTAAGTCTTCTCTGCCGATCCTTGTCCATGTTTTTCTTATCCAGACGCTTGCGCCTAGATTCTTTATTGTTCATATTAAAACACTATTATATAGATTGGAACGAAGTTCCAATCTTAAATATAAAGTTTACGAAGTAAACTCTATATTTATGTTTAAACTAGTATCCCCCTCAAAAGGGGATACGTAGTTTAAACACTTATGTTAACCTTATATCTTTGGTAATCCTTATAACAACAAATCAGGTTCCTATGTTACGTAGGGGATTAAGCCGTTTTCTGTTTATTATCATACACTTATACCTCTCTAATGGCTTTAACTCTATTATTATAGGGTAAAAGTGGGGTGTAATCTGCTACGCAGATACACTTAGACGATTTACGAAGTAAATAGTCGGTGCTTTAAATACCCCTCCGGTAGGTGGATGGGATATATAATAAAAACGCTCCGCTCAAAAAGGGGTCCCCCTTATGAACCCCAACGCAATCATTAGTTTTTTCTTATACCCCATTGACCATAGGGTTATTGTTCAAATGGTTTGAGAGTGTGGGTGAATAGAGGCAAGGTACATCCTTACAAAAAATAATCTTATACCCCATACCCATACAATCCAAATGGTAATAGAGTATAGCCATATTATCTATAGGTTTATTAGTTGTATCCTTTATCATCATATGCTTATATAAGGTAACGGTATATCTATTAGTTAACCTTATGATTACCATAACCCTGGCTTATAAGTTATAGTCTATAGATAGATAGTTGGTTAGTCATAGCCTATCAATAGATAGAAACAAATGATTAGTCAGTAGCCTTAAGATATGCTAGGGGTATCAGTATTGGAGTTCGTTTTGAAACTTGTACTAATAGTAGTAAGACCTTTAACTTGATGAACTGGTAAAGAAACGCCGCATTTAAGGGTATCAGGACAATTTAATTCAAATTATTTTCAGTCGTAAACTATTGATATTAAATAG